TCACGCATCCTTGACGAGGTCGTGGTAGTTGGAGATCACCTCATGCAGCGGGCGCTTCTCGTTCTGCGTGGCGCACCGATCGAGGGGGCTCGGTTCCACGCCGAGGAACTGCAGCACCCTCTCGACCGTCTCGACCCACCGGTCCCGCAGCGCTTCGTAGGTGACGGGGAGAAGGGGGTGCCGCTTGAGGCGCGCCAGCCGCACCTGGTAGGCCAGCGCGTTCCAGCGCCGGAACCAGGCCAGTTCCGCGGGGTCGATCCGGATCACCGGACGCTCCCGCACAGCGGTCTGATCCCCCCAGCGGTCGAGTTGCGCGGCGATCTTCCAGGAGGCGAGCTGGGCGAGCGTGTCCTGCCGCGCAAGATGCACGACCTTGATCGTGGGGTCGGCGGACAGCTCGTCCCAGGCCGACTCCCAAAGCTCACTGCCGGGGTCGGGTTGGCAGGCGTGCAGCTTGCAGCCGACGGCGTCGTGCGTGGCGACCGCCATCGCCGCGCGGAACCGCCGGGCCCCGTCGTCCGACGGCAGATCGTGTCGGTAGTGGGGGTTGAGGAGTTCGCCGTGCATGAGGATCTGCGGGTGCCAGCGGATCGAACCGCACAGGAGGCTGGAGCCGGTGCGGGGCTGGCTGAGGACGACGAACCGGGTCGGTTGTGCCGGGGGACGGCGAAGGGCGGAGAGGAGCTGCGACATGCTCACACTCCTCCGTGGCTGCAACGGCCGCCCAGGAATGCCGCGCGGGAGCGTTTTGCACGGTCCCCCCCGCCGCCGTCTCTCCAGAAGAAGACCGCCAGCGTCTTCCGCGTCTCGGGGCCCCGGACGGGGGCGACGGCGTGCCAGGCGATGTCCGATGGCTCGAACAGAACCAGCCGGTTGAATCGGGGGGGAATCCGGACGAGGGTGTGCTGCCCGTCGGCGCTCCAGAGTTCGAACTCGCCCCCCCAGTCCGGTTGCCAGGAGCTGTTCACGTACAGGACGGCGTTGCAGGCCCGAACCCAGCCGGTCTGCGGGTGATGGTCGCTGTCGAGATGGACGCCCAGGGAACTCCCCGGCGGCATCGCATGCAGCCCGCCGCCGTGGCAGTGCCAGTCGCCGAATGCCTCCACCACGCCGAGCAGTTCGCCGATCCGCAGGCAGAGCAGCCGTCGGATCAGTTCCGCACAGGCCGGCGGGAACCGCAGCGGGTCTTTGGTGGCCAGCTTGCCGTTCTCGTAGCGGTGCCAGAACGGCCAGGAGGGTTCGGGCCATTCGGCCTCCGCGGCACGGACCAGTTCCGGCTCGGCCCAGTTGTCGATGATGACGTGCGGAAACGGGAATTCGAGCGACCGGGGATCACGAACGGTAGTCGTGGACATACTTGTAACGCTCCGGATCGGGGATGACGCCTGCGGCGATCGAGACGACCGACGGGACGGAAGCGAGCCGGTAACCGGCCGCCAGGCAGCGGCGCGACAGGTCGACGTCGCAGAACTCGAACGGGAAGCGGTGACTCAAACCGAACTCGCGCAGGAACTGCGTGCGGGCTGCCCAGAGTCCCCCTTGGACATGGATCTGCGGTTCGCTGATGTCGGCCGGGCAAGCCGCGACGCGGTTGAACTCGCAGGGCTGAACGTGCCCCGCCAGCGCCACCGTCTCGTCGGCCAGCGGCGCGATGAGGTCGGCCAGCCACGTCGGATCATTGACGAGCCCGTGCGAGGCGCAGCCGTAGACGAAGTGCCGTCCCTGCGCCTGCCGGGCGGCGGTCGTGAGGGCCCCCGCCAGGTAGACGTTGTACCCCTGGTTCCAGACGAACCGGACCCGCCGGTCCTCCCACGCCAGCCGGACCGCCTCGATCGTCGGCGCGGGGGAGTTGTCGACGAGCAGGTATTCGCCGGCGAGGCCGCAGGGGTCCAGCGAGCGAAGGACGTCGCGGACGATCGCCCCGGTGCGGGACCAGTCGGGCTGATACAGCACGGAGACGAGGGTCACATCGAGCATGGGTCGTCATCCTCGATCGGGGGGTCGTAGCTGGCGGGGTTGTAGTGCTCGACCAAGCCGTCGTAGGCGACGCAGGCCGACTGGTCGAAGTCGAACATCCGCCCCGGCCAGGCCTCGGCTCCCCAGCCGGTCGGCTGCCAGACGTCACGCCATTTCGTGGTGGAGAATGCGTCGAAGTTGCGGAACCAGAAGAACGTCCCGGCGAAATGCCAGGTCGATTCGCTCTGGCCGTCCGGATAGATACGGGTCTGGTCGGGGTGCTGCCGGCGGTGCGTGCCGACCGCCGCATGGTCGACCAGCAGTTCGGCAATCCGCTCCCAGTCATCCAGGAGCTCGTGGTACATGGCGTTTCGCCAGTAGCGCGCGCCGAGCGGATCACCGAGGCACAGCACGTCCTTGGCCACCCCCTTGGCATGCGCGTAGAACGTCGCGGCCTCGGGATCGGGATCGGCCACGCATTCCAGGAGCGGCAGGAACGTGGAGTTCTCCCGCAGTTCGCTGGAGTTGGGCCGTGTCAGGATCTCCACTTCATGCGTCCCGAACGCAGCACGGACGTCGTGCGGCGAGACCAGGTCCGGCCCTGTGGCCACGGCGATAACGCGGCGGCCGTTGAACAGGTCGATCCGCTTGAGGAGTTGCCGGACGTTGCGGAGCCAGATGTCGTTCGTGGCGAACGGCGTGATGTGGTAGATCAGGTGCCGCTTGCTGATCGTGCATTTCGGCCGCGGCGCGTTGTGCAGATGCCGGCACGCGCAGGTCCAGTCAACGACCCGCCGCCAGCGAACGGGCAACTCCCGGAAGAACCGGACGTCGTAGTGCGTCTCGCCCGGCGGCAGGTGAAAGACGTGCTGCCGGAGCACTTCCGCCCGCGCGACGAGGCAGCCGAACCCGCTGCCGCGGATATCGTGGACCTGGGGCCGGTCACCGAGCGGCGGGGCCAGTTGATGAACGCCGTTGTTTCCCGCTCGTTCGCGCGACCAGACGAGATACCGGCCGTCGAACCGCGATCGATACGGCGCGGTGACCGTGGCCACGTGTTCGTCGAACGCGCGGAGCAGCCGTTCCAGCACATCGGCCGGCGGGACGATGTCGTCCTCCAGAATCCAGACGTAATCGGTCGTCAGGCGCTCCCGCAGCCGGTTGTAAATCCGGCACAGAATCTCGTTCACCGCGAAGAGCTGCTGGTCGCGCGGCGCATCGGCCAGGCCCACTGCGGGAACTGGGCATGTGAACCATTGGGCGTCGGTGTAATCGGACTTGGCCAGCCAAGTGCGGACCATCCGTTGGAACTTGGCGTCGCGACTCGTGTCGCACAGCACCAGCCGCACCTGCTCGTGCGGCCACGACTGGCGTTCGAGAAACTTCTGCAGCTCGGGCCACGTGTGCTGACGCCCCGACAGCGGAACGAACAGCGTGACCATCGCGCCGGCCAGTTCCTGGCGGTCGAAGTAGTCCCCCTCCGCCGCGCCGCGAAACAGCAGCGGCGCGTCGTGCTTCGCCAGTTGCCAGCCCGCGCGGGCCATGCGCCGCAACACGGTCGCCGTCGTGAGGCCCCGTTCCCACAGCGGCACGAGCGCCGACCGGCGGACCATCACCGTTGGCGCGGCCAACCCCGAACGGGCCAGGTCGTCGCGAGTCACCGTCGCGGGATACGCCGTCCGTCCTCCCGTGCTGAGGAGTTCGTGATCGGAGTACGCCGCGCCGACGAGCGGGTCTTGCAACGTGGTCAGAGCGCGGGCCGCCCAGTCGCGCGTGAGGAGCGTGCGCGGATCGAGCAGGACGACGAACTCGTGCCGCGCGTCGAGTGGCGACTCGGCGAACCAGATCGGCAGTCGTCCGAACGGCTCAATGAGTTTCCGCAGCCGACGGTTCGCGCGGGCCAGCAGCAGGATCTCCGCCGGGACCGGCGCCTGTCCGATCGCCGACAACAACAGTGCATCGAGCGTGGCGGCGTCCGGCGCGGCAATGACGATGCTGAACGGCGCGAATACCGAGGCCGAGGCTGGCGGCGACGCCCGATGCGGTTCCTCGGCGCTCAACGTCTCGCCGCGCAGGAGTTCGAGCAGTTGCGGCTTATGTTGCTGCAGCTGTTCGCGGAGCTCGCGGGGGACGTTGCGGCGGGGGAAGAACGCCAGGGCGTCGCCGCGCGGTTCGAGGCGCACGCCCCGCCGCGTCAGCTCGCCCAGGAGTTCTGCCACGTTCGCCATGCTCATTTCGCAACGATCCTTCTTCTGCGCTCCTAGCGAGCGACCAACGGGAGCGTCACCAGCAGCTCCGAGCGGTCGCTCGAACAAACCGCCCTCGGCGGTCACACCGTTCCCCACTGATCGCCATCGCTCAGGTTGCCGATTCGCACGAGGGCCCACCGCAGGCCGCCGTAGTAGCCATAGCCGTAGCCGTAACCGCCGTAACCCCCCGATCCGTCCGGTTCCTTCCAGAGAATGAACGCGCTGCCGGCGGTGTCCGTTTTGAGGCTGTCGGTCTCACCGTCTTCGATGTCGGCCCACTCGTGCGCTTCATCGAGCACGTTCAGCCGCACCGGCGTAACGCCGCTGACGACGGCGCGGCCGATCATGCCGTCGCGCAATGGCTCGAGGAGGACCACGAACCGGCCGACGTGCTGGTCCTCGTCCGGGACCACGCCGATCACCGCGACCTGGTCCTGAAAACTCCACAGGTTGTCCGAGGGGAGAAAGATCGGGCGGTCGATCGCCAGCACCTCGAACCGCTGCCCGTCCTGGCCGCTGCCGTTCTTGACCAAGAGCGTCCCCGTCTGCCGCAACTCTTGGGTGTTCGTGGATTGCCGGTTCTGCGTGCGATTCTGGAAGTCCCGCGCGGCGTCGATGAACGTGTTGAATGTCTCGGCCGGAATCTCCAGCGGATCGCCGCGGCGGACTTTGCGGAGGGAGTCGCCCATCTATTCGCTCTCCCCAACCCTGCGGCTGGGTTCCTTCGTTGGCGTGGTCGTTGAAAACGTGTTCCTCGCCGAACAAGCCGGCCGTGCCGGTCAGACTCCAATCCCGAGGCCGCTGAAATCCCTGTACGGGTAGACCTGCTCCACATAGGCGGCGATCGGCCGCTGGACGAGCATCTTGGCAGTGCCGTCTTCGACGTCGGCGTACCGCACCCAGAGGTAGTCCCAGCCCCGCTTGTTGATCCCGGTGATGCTCCCCACCGACAGGCCGACGGCGTTCGGGCTGGCGGCGAACTTGTAGGCGATCTCCCAATCGTCCTGCCCCCGCTTCGATCCCGACGCCCCCAGGAACAACACCTCGCCGGTGTCGAACCCGCGGAACGGAAAGGCGTTCACCGTCCCCGTGAGCCGAAACAGTGCCGCCTTGTAGGCGGGGGTCACCAGGTTCGCCGGGAGATAGTGCGTCTCGCCGAAGTGATAGACCGGGACGGTGATGTCGACGCCGTCGATCGAGTCCTTGCCGACGCCGATCGCGCCGTGAAAGTTGGGAGGCACCAGCCCCGGTGCGGCCCACGCCCCGACCGTCCCCAGCGACTGGGTGATGTGCTGCGTCCCGCCGCCGGTGTCGAAGTTGAACGAGGAATCCCCGGTCTGCGGCGGTTCGTAAACGCCGTAGCGGACGGAGGCTTCCCAGGTGGTCTCGGCCAGCCGTTCGAGATGGCTCGACTGCCGCACGAGGCCCGCATAGACCACCGGGGCCACGTTGAGCAGTTCGAGATGCGCGGCCACATCGTCGTCGGTCCCGGAGACGACGAACCGCAAATCGATGGAGGCATCCTCCCCGATCTGATGCTCGCGGCTGTCCCACAGTTCCTGGACCGTAATCGGCATGGGGCGTCATCGAGTCCTTCTCAATCGCGCGGTTAGGTGAAAACAAGCCGGCCGTGCTGCGACTGCTCCAGCAGACGCTTGGTGTTCTTGGCGGTCTCCTCGGTCGCCTTGGCCGTGCGATCGGCCGCGCTCCCGCCGCCGAACCCGCGCACCGCCGCGGCGTTGAACGTCCCCTGCGTCGAGACTCGTTCCTCGGCCAGTTGCGACAGCATGTCGTCCATTCCGGCCAGCTCGTCCTGGGCGCGGCGCGTTCGTTCGGGGGCGTTGGCTTCCACGTCCGCCCGTTTCTGCGCGGCTTCGTTGAGCGCGGCCTCCCATTCCTTGCGGGCTTCGGCCAGCGCGTCGCCGGTGGCCGTGAGGTCGGCGGCGTTCTGCCGCTCGCGGGTTTGCCGATCCTCCTCCGCCATGCGGGCGACTTCGGTCTGCGCGCCTTGGCGTTCGGTCTCGATCTGTGCGCGCTGCTCCTGGCGGCGGCGGTCCCGTTCGCCGATGGTCTGCTGAGCCTGTCGATCCGTGGCCGCCGTCTGCCGCTGGAAGTCCTCGTCGAGGATTTTGCTGGCCGCCTCGACGTCGAGTTCGCTGTCGAACAGCTTCATCAACCGCAGCACGCCTTTGCTGATGAAGTTCTGGGCGGTGCTCCAGCCCTTGGTCAGGCTCGACGTGAACACGGTCCAGGCGTCGGCCAGGAACGCGGTCGTCTCGACCCACGCCACCTGCAGACCGGCCCAGGCGTCGATCAGGAACGAGACCGCGCCGTAGAACGCGTCGCTGGCGATCGACAGGAAGAACTCTTTGAAGGCGATCCAGTGCTGCTGCAGGAACGCGACCCCCTTCTGCCATTCCATCTTGAGCGTGAGCCACAGAATCTTCGCGGCCAGGGCCAGATCGCCCGCGGCGAGGGCATCCCCGATCCCTTTCCACGCCGCAAGGGCATCGTCTTTCAGGGATTGGAACGTGTCGGCCAGCCAGCCCAGGGCCCGGGAGCCTGCGCCGGACACATATAAGAGGTTTGCGCCCAGCCCCACGACCGCCGCCGTGACCAGCCCGATCGGGGACAAAAGTGCTCCGATGACCGTGCCGACGACCCCGAGTACCGTCCCAATGCCGGTAATCATCGAGGCCGCCACGCCGAACGCAGCCCCGACGCCGGAGATCAGCGTGCCGAGGACGACCAGCGCGGCCCCGCCCGCCGCCACGCCGGCGGCGATCTTGAACACGGTGACGATCAGGGCTTTGTTCTCGCGAATCCAATCGGTGGTGACCTTGGCAATGCGGATGGCGCTCGTCGCCAGATCCTGCAACAGCGGTGCGAGCGCCGCGCCGATGGCGAAGACGCCGCTCTTGATCACTTTCCATAGGTCGGAGAGCCGGTCCCCGAACACTTCCGCCGCCTGGGCGTCCTCGGTGCTGATCACCAGTCCCAGGTCGCGGGCCTGTTGGCGGAGGGCGGCGATCCCTTTCGCGCCATCCTGCATCAACGGCAACAGCGACGTCCCGGTCTTGCCGAAGACCTCCATCGCCGTCGCCGCGCGAATGGCCGGGTCCTGAATCTGCGACAACCGGTCGGCCAACAGTTCAAACTGCTGCTCCGGCGATAGGCTCCCCAGGTCCGCCAGCGACAATCCCAATCGCGTCAGTGTCTGCTGCGCCGTGCTCGATCCCTCGGCCGCGTCGACGAGGAACTTCTGCATCTTGCGGACGCCCCCTTCGAGCATTTCGAGGCTGGCCCCGGATTGGTCGGCGGCGTAACCGAGTTCCGACAGGGACTCGACCGAGATGCCGGTCCGCGCCGACATCTTGGCGAGCTGGTCTCCCATCGACGCGAACACGTTGGTCGTCGCCAACAGCGGCGCGACGGCCGCCGCGCCGAGACCGAAGAGCTTGGTGCCGATCGACTGCACGCCCGCCCCGAATGCCTTGAGCCGCTTCTCCGCCGCCTTCAGTCCGCGCACGAGCTTCGTGTCGTCGGCGAACAGCTCGACGAACGCTTTGCCGGCACGGATACCTTGGGACGAAGCCATCAGCGGTCACCTCGGGGGAACGGTCCTCGGTCCACGAACACGGTTTTGAGAAGGGAGATGTCAGCTTTCGGTGGTACGGGTGCGCTGGGGGTTGGTTTGCGGTGCGGGTGAAAGTCGATTGGTTTGAGGGGCCGGGTCTTCTTGGGATCGCGATGCGCGTTGGCGAGCAGCGCCAAGAGCGCGGCCGTGTGATTCCAGGCATCCGACTGCCGGGCTTCGGCCATCCAGACCAGTTCCCGGAGCGTCAGCGGACCAGGGTTCACGCCGACGATGCCGGCGAGTTGCCAGACAAGTCGCCAGGCGTCGACGCGCCGGGCATCGCTGCCAGCGCCGCGGCCATCTGCTGTTCCAGTTCGGTGCTCTCCAGTCGCCGCGTCGCGGTCTCCAGCGCCATCCCCTCCAGTGCCTTGAGCTTGTCGAGCGCCTTGCGGAAGACGGTCCGCTTCCCGCTCGGGAAAAAATCGACCAGTTCCTCCAACAGCGCGGTCGTGGCGTGGTCCAACACGTCGCCGCCAAGCGCCCGCCCGAAATCTTCATCGCTGACGTTTTTCGCGTCGGCCTCGGGTTTGACGAGGGCGAACAGGATGTCGCAGAGCAGCACAGGATCGCTGACGAGCCGTTCGAGCAGCTTCCCCTCGACGGCGTCGAGCAGGTTGATGTCGAGCAGCCCGCGGACGCGGCGGATGGCGTCGACATTGATCGTGACGGACCACGTCCGACCTTGCGTGTCGTTGAACGTGTGCATGGCATCGTTTCCTCCGGCTGCCGCGACTACGGCACGGTCATCCATTCGGGCGGGTTGGCGCTGTACGTGGGCTTGGCCGTGACGCTGACCTTGATCGCCTCTTCCAGCGGTTCGGACCGGCTGAAGTTGGTGATCGCCATCGAGGCCCGCAGCCCCTGCGCGCCACTGGCGTTGCTGGCCCCGTCGAGGACGGCGAACTCGATGGGCGCGTTGGTGAGGAACGCCGTCCGCAGCGCGGTGAAGTCGGCATCAGCGGTGTCCCAGACCATCTCGAACTCGAGGCTGGCGTCTTTGAGCGTGGCGATGTTGGCCCGCCAGCCCCCGTTGCCGCGGGTCGAGACGTCTGCCTCGCCCGCTTCAAGGTTGAGCGTCAGGTCTTTGACGTTCTTGATCTCGTCCCAGGTGGGGGACGCATACGCGCCGGTGTTCCGGTAGAGCTTGGCGTCGAGTCCGAGTTTGATGGCCATGAGCGGTCACCTTGTCAGGCGGTTAGGAGGCGGAAGGCGTGTTCGTCGGTGCTTGTTCCAGGCGCTTGAGCCAATCGAGCAATTGCTGAAACGCGGCGTCGCTCAGCACCGGCGGCTGTCCGGCCTGCTGCTTCTTCGTGCGAAACATGCCGAGCGCCCACACCGCGAGGGCGGCCAGCGCCGGCACGCTGAAACCGGTGGTGACGAGGCCGGCGATGACCGACCACGGCAGATCGGTGAGCGACACCGGCTTGGCCGGCGCATCCACGAACGGCAAGAGGCTCGCGGAGATCTTGTCCTCAATCCGGCCATCGCTCGTGACCAGCACCACCGGTACTTCGTCGCGCCGCAGCGGATAACGGCTCACCGCATCCTGCCAATCCACTCGCCGCACCTTCAGGTGCTGACCGCGCTCGCGCTTCAGCCCCTGGATCACCTCGCGAATACGGGTCTCCGTGGCGTCGTCGGTGGGCGTATCGGCGTCGGTGACCACCACCGCTTCCAACCGCATTGATGCCGGACTCGGAACTGAATTGGGCGCTGGGGCGGGCGTGGGCGCTGGTGACGGACTCGGCGCTGGTACCGGCGTCGGCAATGGCGGTGGGATCTGGACCACGTCCACGGGGGGCGTCGGCAACACGGGGAGCACGGGATCGACTTTGGGGGCCGGTTGCCAGGGCGGGTCGGCACCGATGTCCCCGATGGCCGCCGGCTCCCGCGCCGACTTGGCCTCGGACAGCTTGGCCACATAGCGGCGAACGGCCGTGGTGATCTCGGTGGCCAGCTTCTTCGGATCGCCGCCGTACGTTCCCTGGAACACCACGGTCGATGGCTCGCCGTACTTCTTGCTCCGCGGCGGCTGGACCAGGATCGTGGGATAGGCCTCGATCTTGAGTTTCTCGAAGCGAAAGGACTGGCTGCGGTCCTGCACGTCGTAGACGCCGAAGTGCGACCACGACTTTTTCGGGTCGTTCGGATCGGCCAGCGCCTTGAGCCACGGATCGGTTCCGAACGCCTGCTTGAGCTGCACGCAAGGCGCGCAGTTGCGGATCGTGACCAGGCTGATGAACCACTTGTCGGCGTCACTGGCCGGAGGCCCCATCGCCGTGAGAAAGTCATCAACGCCGTCCGACTGCGGACCGACGCCAAGTTGCTGCACGACATTGCCGAGCCGGCGGACTTCATCCTGATCGACTTGCGGGGCGGATTGGGCCGGCGATACCACAGGCGCCAGCAGCAGAACCAGGAAACAGGCCGGACGCTTCAGCATGAGATCGACTCCTTCGAGAATGGGTTGACTGCGTGTGCAGGAACGAACGTCAGCGCCACCACGGTCGGTATTCGGGACGCGCGGGGTGCGGCGGGTAATCGAGAATCACCACCCAGGGACCGCTCGACAGATGCAGCCGCCGGAACTGGGCTTCGTCGTAGCTGTCGATCCGGTCGGGGCTGTTGTTGTTGCAGACGTACCACCGCCCGACGGCGGGGTCGTAACCGACGAGCGTCTGAAAGTGATTCGGCCCCGCGCCGATCGCCGCACCACGTCCCGTGGCGCAGGCCCACTTCATCCAATCGAACGTGCCGTCGCCGACCACGTTCCAGGCCCGAATGCCGCGGCGGTTGCAGTACTCGGCCACGCGCGAGGGGCCGGAACCGCCCCGTTCGCGGGGACCGTACTCGGTGTCCCACAACAGCGTGGCTGCGGCTGCCACGTTCTGATCGACACCGCACATGCCGATCGAGCACTGCACGCACGAGCCGTCCGGGTTGCGAAACCATTGCCGCACGTCGGCCGGCAGATCGACGGCGAAGTTGTCCTGCGCATGGGCGCACTGCAGCGCACCCAGCCAAATCAGGCTCATGAGCGAAACGGCAACAACGCGCATGCGAGGCTCCTTCCCAAGTCAGCCGACCGAGTTCTTCCACAGCGCGGGGAGCTGCTGCTGTTCGCGTTCGAACGCCGGCCCCATGAAGGGCCGTGCCTCGTAAGTCATCCGCACCCGCCGGTTCCGCCGGCGGCGGACCACGGTGTCGCCGTGCTCCAACAGCCGTGGCGCGTCCGTCCGGTTGTTGAGCAGGATCGGACCGATCACCACGCTCCGCGTCTCCGGGGAGAACACGAAAAAGATGTTTCGCTTCAAAAGGCCGGTGTGACTGCTGGGGGGCTGTCCCGGTTCCGAGACCGCCTTGCGTTTGCGGATGCTGGTCTTCGCCGTCTGTCGCACGAACGCCCCGAATTTCGACAACACCTTCCGCGTCCGCCGATCCGCCGCGCTGGTGACGGCGGCCCGGTCGAAGAACAGGCGCTGCGCCTCGCTGAGTTTGATGCCGATCATCGGAGCACCAGGTAGGTGAGGGTCAGGACGCTGGTGAACTGCCGCAATTCGGCCAGGTGCTCCTGGGCATAGAGCACAGTCTGTTCGGTCTTGATCCAGATCGCGTCGGGAAATGATCCAAGCCGCCGGCCGCGAAAGTGATTGGCGATCTCCTCGGTGAGATCGGTGAGCGCATCGAGTTCGGCGTTGTCGCCCGTCGCAATCTTCTGCTGTACCGCGACGTCGAGGCTGTAATCCCCCTGCCCGCGCGACCGGTCGCCCGACGCCAGCACGACCCCTTTGGGGACCACCGTGACCTGCAGATTGTGCATCTCCGGCAGGTCGAACCGCGGCAGGTAATGCCGCACCGCCGTCACCGGCTGACGGAACGTCGCTCCGTTCAGTTCCGCCACGATGGCGTCGGCGATGTCGGTGATGACAGCCATCAGGGGGTGTCCGTTCCAACGTGCTTGGTCTCCATCCGAAACGTCTGCCGGTAGGGGTCCGAGTACCGCCAGTCGATGACCTCGAACACGAGTACCTGCCCGTTCTGCGACTCGCGCACCTGGTCCCCCGGTTGCGGCGTGACCGCGTGGTCACTGAGCACGAGGTCCGCCGCTTGAATCAGAAAATCCCGCTCGGTGAAATCGACCCGGACGGCGTGGCCGTCGTCGGTCTCGTACTGTGTCCGCCCCACCGTGGCCTTCACGACGACCGAGGCCGCACCACGGACGTAGGTCACGTCGCGGGTGCAGTGTTTGGTCCGCTGGGCCTCGAGCCAGCGGGAACCCTGTTCGAGCAGGTCGGCCATTGCAGTTTCCATCGCGTGGTGACGTTGAATCTTTGGGAACCGCCCATTGCGAATCCGGGCGGCAGCCCGACGGGACCGCCCCCGGCGGCTCCAATCACTGGCTCAGGCGGACGCGGACCGCGGCGTCGTTGTCACCGGCGGCCCTGGTCGTCTTGCCGAGCAGCTTGTTGGCCCCCGCTTCGCTGTCGGTTTTGGCGACCGCTTCGGCGACGTCCCAGTAGACGTTCACGCCGGCGGCGATCGCCGAGCCGGCTCCCGTCGCCTTGGGAAAGTCAAAGACCCCCTCGACCGAGAGCGCCCCCGGTTCGTTGGCGGCGATCGGCCGCTTGGCCACGCCGATGAGGTCTCCCTGCACGACGACGTCGCCGGCCGCCACGGCGGCACCGGGCGTGTAGTCGATCGCACATCCGTCTTGCACAAACGTCGCTTGAGGCATGGATCAGTTCTCCGTGTGTGGTGGTCTCCGTCTGCCGCAGGCCCAACGCGGCTCCGCCGCTTACACTTCGCCCTTGCTCTTCACGCCGCCGCGCGGGTCTTGCAGCGCCACGCCGAAGTCGTGGTAGCCGCGCATCTGCACGCCGAGCTGATTGAAGTCGGCGTCGGCCGTTTCGATCGTGGGGGACTCCTGACCGTTGAGGAACGCGACCTCGATCACCGGCAGGTCGGTCGGTTCGGCCAGCAGGTACCAGGCCTTCGCCGAGTTGCCGGCGTACTGCGCGTTGGCCAGGTAGCGGCTGACTTCGACGCGGAACTTCCCCTGGTGCGGGTTGGCGATGGGGAACTTGGCATTGGCCGTCGTGTCCCGCAGTTCGAGCGACTTGTAGAGCTGCGACCCGATGGCCGACAGCGCCGTCGGCACGAGCACGATCGCCGGCATGATGCCGATCGGCTTGCCGTCGGCATCGGTCTGGTCCATGAAGGCGACCTCCGCCTTCGTCAGGCCGTCGATCGACAGCGCCGTGTCGGCCCCGGTCAGATAGTTCTTGTTGCCGACCGTGAAGAACGCGGCGTTGCTCAGGAACGTCGTCCAGAACACGTCGTTGAGCTTGAGCCCCGACCCGCGACCCAGCTTGCGGGGGACGGTGGTGATCGCCCCCAGGTCGTCGTTGATGATGTCCCGACGATCGATCGACAGCACGAGGCCATAGGTGTCGGCCTTGTTCGTGTACTGCTCGTTCCCCAGCGTGCCGTGCTTGAGCTCGCCCCCCGGCGCGACCAGCTCGTACTGGTCCTTGCCGATCAGGCGATAGCTGGTGACGGTCTTGAAGTCACTGACGTTGCGGACCGCGCAGATGTTCCGCCACGTCCGCTCGACGCTGAAGAACCCCTCCAGCAGGAACTTGTTGGCGACGTTGGAGAGAATGCCGCCGATGTCGATCGTCGAGAACGCCGCTTCGATCCCGCGGGCGAACGCAAACCGCAGCACCGACCGGCTGTCCCGGAAATTGCGACCGGTATAGCCGTTGGCCCAGGCCGCTTCGAGCAGCAGCTCCTGGAGGCCAATGCCGCCGCGGAACCGTCGCGAGGCGAGATCGAGGGTCTGCTCGTCATACGCCTCTGCGACGTGCGCGGCCTTTGCGGTCAGGAGGCACGCCGCTTCGAGGACGTGGCCGTTGACTGTGTTGTCCGGCGTGTGGACGGCGGGGGCGGCTGGGCGCGTCGCCCGCAGCACTTCGAGTTCGGTGCGCTGGGCGTCCCAGCCGTCGCGGATGGCACGGGCTTCGAGGGCCGCGTTCTTGCCGGCGCAGATGCGCCGGATGGCGGCGATCCGCTCGACCTCGGCCGCCGCCTGGGCACGGATGTCCTGGACCGGATTCGCGGCGGTGCCGGTCGCGGCAGGCGTCTCCGGGAGCGTGGCCGGAGCGTTGTCGTCGGTGGTCGGTTCGTGGTCGTTCACGGTTTCGGTTCCTGCTTCGGCGTTGGCGATCGCCGCCACGCGGGCGCTGGTGGCTCCGTCCGCGCCGAGATCGACGAAGCTGATCTCGCCGAGGGTCGATTTGCGGACCACGTTGAGCGGGCCGCTGTACTGGCGACCGTTGACGGTCACCTGCTGGTGCTCCTTCACGAACTCGAACTCGTCGACGCTCGCGCCGACCGAGGCCTGCCAGGGGAACCCGTTCTTGGAACTGGTCACGACTTCACGGGCGGCCGCCGTGTCGCGCGACACGACGCCGCTGGCCAGCAGTTGTCCCTGCTCGATGCGGATCGAATCGGTGTGACCGACGCCGGCGAGCGGGTCATGCCCGAACCGAATCGGCCGCGACTGCGCGGGGATCGACAGCCCCGCCAGGTCGATAATCACCGCGTGCTTCCACCCGGCGATCCGCATCGGGCCGCCGGTGTAGGCCAGCATCTGAAACCGCGGCAGCGCGTTGCCCGTGCCGTCTCCGGCCGCCTCCACATCGATGCGGGCGGTGGCGGTGAGACACAGCGACGTCGGCGTGGTCAGTACATCACTCGTCGCTGACCGGGGCTTCTTCAGGGTCGGCATCCGATTTCTCCGGGGTCGTGGGTGCGGCGGTGGGAGCGGGAATGGTCAGTCCCAGCTCCGTCATCAGGGCCAGTTCCTTCGCGCGCTGGCGCAGCTGGGCTTCCCAGTCCTGGCCCTTGCGGGCGTATTCGTCGGCGAGCGTGGTGGTGTGCGACGCCAACCGCGTGGCCTGCGCGTTGGCTTCCTTCTGCGGGTCCACATGCTCGTGGCCGTCCCAGAACCACTGGTGCGGCCAGTCGGCGATGGGGCCGAGGCCGGACGGCAAGAGGCCATCGACCAGCACCGCCTCGTCGAACCAGGCGGCCAGCATCCGGTCGAGGACCACCGTCTCGATCCGCGATTGATCGATGCGGAGCGACTTGAAATAGGTCTGGTGATCGAGGCGACCGGAGGCGTAGTTGTAGGAGGCGCTGTTTCCCGCCGCGATGTTGAACGGCATGTTGAGACAGCGGGCGATCTCGTTCAGCACTTCGCGCTTGAACTCGGCATACGTCCCCGTCGGTTGCTCCGCGTGCAGCTGGGCCATCTTCCAACCGCCCGGCATCGTCAGCAGCATGTTCCGATCGAGTTCAATCGGGTCGAGCGCTTCGACCGGGTCGGTCTCGCCGTTGGGCGGCGCGTCGGTGTAGATGATCCCGGCGTAGTAGGCCGCCGCCTTCGCCGCATCGAGCGTCGCCAGCGAGTAGTCCCGCAGCATGGCGAACAGCGGGAGCGCCGGCGTGATCTCCGGGATGCCCCGGTGTTGTCCGGGACGATCGGCCCGGAACAGGTGCAGCACCGCCTCCGCCGGAACGCGGTCGTACTCCTTGGACAGCGATCGGCCCTCGCCGGGGTGCTGACGAAGGACGTGGTACTCGGTCGGATTGCCCGCGGCGTCGAACACGATGCCGTCCACGACGCGGGCGTCGCTCCACCGCAGATCGGGCGTGGCGACCTGATCGGCTTCGATCAACCGCAGATCGAGCTGGATCGGCGTGTCGAGGCCGGGGTTATTCACGAGGACCGCGAACGCTTCCCCATCCTGGGCCTGTGCCATCCGTAGAGTGCGGAGCTTTTCGGCGAGACCAATCGCCTTGGCCCAGCGGTTGAAGGCCCGCTCGATCTGGCGGTTGGCCTCGGCGTCTTCCGTGAGCAATTGCAACCGCGGGCCGGTGCCGACGATGTCGTTGGCCAGCGTGAGGATGATCCCGCGGGCGTAGCTGTTGTTGGCGACTTCGTACCGCGCCCGGTTCCGCAGGATGCGGCGGACCTCGGGGCCGTTGGCGGCGCTGGCGCTCAATCCATCGGCGTTGGCCCAATGCCGGCGGTTGTTGTCCGTCGTCAGAGCCGAATCGTACTTGGCGCGGACGAGTCGTACCGCCCGGCTCACGGCTGGACGTGGCGTTTTCGACGCGAACAGACTGGAAATCCACGACAACACGAAAGCTGGTCCCTCTCGAAACTCAAAGCCTTGCCATGCCCAACCTGACCGCGGCAAGCCGCGTCGAGTCAGGCCCTACCTCGCCGCACCGAACCCGGCCTACGCCTGCCGCAACTCGCCAAGCCGCGGAGTCAGTCCGAACCGGGCGGGATGATCTTGGTGAGCCGCAAGCCCAGGCGCTTCGATCTCATCGCCTCACGGCTTTTGAGATACCGATCCGCTTCGATCTGGTCGGCCAGCGAATGCTGCTCGACGTTCACCGAGTCCACCGACGTCTTCGCCGGCTGCTGGGCGTTCTCGCGGATCGACTGTTCGAGGTCGTCGGCCATGCGGGTCTCTCAGGCGGCGACACCCTGTCGCCTATCTGGAGAGCTACCCGGCCGGGGTGCGGAATGACGGAGCGAGCGTCAGAATGGGTGGGATCGTTCCAGATGTGGAACTGTCGGCAGGCGCGTCACGAAACGTCGGCACTTCCTCGCAAGTGCCGACGTCGGCGGTTCCGTTCACCCATTCTGCCACGGACCGGGCGGGTGCCAGATCGACGTGAATTCCTGACCAGCGGCGAGCGCGCCAGCCAGTGGAAGCAGAAACCCGCTGATCACCTCGATCACAGCGGGCAGGTCCTGCGGGGCGATGTCGATTCGCGACTTCCGCAAGAAACCCTTCCACTGCGTCTGCTTGATCGGGTCGTTGGCAAACGCAGCCGTGAGCGCTACGGGTTGCGGCGTGATGGCCGTCTTGCGGTGCGCAAACGTCTGGGTCACAGCGGTCGATAGCACCTTCCCATCGAACTCGAATTGGCGGGGCAAGAGCCACAGGTCGAAGAAGTCTTTCAGACGGCTGTTGAGCTGCCCGAGCTTGACCATCGCTTCGAACTTTTCCGCAACGACGGTCTCTCGCGGATAGGCTCGCAATCGCGGCGCAGCCAATTCGAGCAGCACAGGGTAGTCAGTGAGCGCCGCCTCCGGGACGATCACATCACCAAACCCGATGTCGATCTGCATCGGGATGCGGGCATTCTCCAAGTAGGCAAGGAACGTCACACGCACTCCGGTGTAGTCGGCATCTTCCTTGATGACTTGGCCGACGATGCTGTCGACGTCGAAGACGAGGCCGTCCGGCTCCACCGCTTGTTGGCAGACGTCGCGGATCACCGGCAGGATGGTTTCGACGCTGTTGTTGAGCCGGGCGAGGAAATCGATGTCGCGCGTCGGTCGCGACGCCGGCGCGCCCCAGACGTTGAACATCAGCGCTCCCTTGAGCACGAACCGCTCGTTGTGCGGGGACAGGGAAAGCCGATAGAGGAACCGCTCCATCGCGAAGTACTGCAGCACTTCCTGAAACGGACGCCCGGTTTGTTTGGCTGCATTCGTGAGCCGCTGCCGCACGGAGGCGGCAACATTCCGCAGGGGTCGATCCGTCACAGCACCGCCTCCAGGTAGGGCGTGATCACGCGCTTCACCCGACAGACCTCGGCGTAGTGCAGCAGTGCCTCGGTGTTGATCGGTCCCCGCTGGCGATAGGTCTTGAGCGCCTCGAGAACGGTGTCGAGACCGATCCGATTCCGATGTTTGAAGCAATCGGCCAGGGTCTTCTCGCGACTGTAGACGCGCAGCGAAACGCCGTCGACTTGGTGTGTCTCAATCCCCTCGGAGTACGCTGGGCCACTGAACCAGAAATGCCGGACCGGCGGATAGTCGAGCCGGGGCGCTTCCGCCCCCCGAGGGATTGCGACATAGATTTCATGCGGGATTTGTGTCGTCAGCTCGTGCCAGGCGAGCGCCGAGATGAGGCACAGCACGCCCTCGGGAATCTTCAGTGCCACGGCGACCAGATCGGGATGGCCGAGCGCCGGGGCGTCGACCAGACGAAAGAGTCCCCGGCTGAGCTGCTCGATGCGACCGGAATCCCGCAGCTCGTAGAGGGTGCGGGGATGAATTCCGGCTTTGAGGGCGTCCCGTGTGCGGAGCATTCCCCCTTTCGCGTGGAACGCCTTGAGCGCCTGCGAGATCGGACGAGTTTCGGCGGTGGTTCGGTCAGCAGCCATACGGACAAGTATACCGGCAAATCTTCGCTTGTGCTGGTATTTTTGTCCAACCAGAGAAACAAAGCGGGTCCGGCCGCTCATCCCGCAACTCGTTCCGTCGTCGTCACCCGCCGCCCGCAATGCCGGCATTCCTTTCGGCGCACGATCTTCTCCGCCCGGGGCCGAGTGTAAACCACGTAGAAATGCCGGCAGCCGCAGCTCGGGCAGACGAGTCCCTTCGGTTCGGAGGTCGGTTTCGGAGCCGCGCTCATCGTCGGCTCCTTTGCAAGGCAGACAGTCGGACGCGCTCGCGCGGCTTGCGGTCCCGCTCATCGGTGCCGAACAGGATGCAGCCCTGCATGGACGCTGCGACGGCGCAGCCGACGATGCCGTCGAGCCAGTGGTTGTCTGACTGTTCGGGGCGGATCTTCCATTCATCGACAGTCCGACCACGGCCTTCCGTCTTCACGCGGTACTCGGCCGTCAGGTGCTCCGCGAACAAGCGGTGCGCATCGGGGTTCGTGCCGAACAGCGACAGGCAACCTGGATCACCCTGCGCCACCAGCAGGCGGGCCTGGACGAATGACTTCCAGTAATTCGTGTCGAACACCACGTGCCGGACGGCGCGCTTGCCGGCCACGTTCGTCATGCGCCAATTGAGGCCGACCCGGTCACCGGGCTTCTTGGTGTACTCCGAGAACGGCCGGCTCGACGCACCGACGAACCGGCCGTGCGACGGCAGCACGATCCCGGCGTGAGCGGACTGCCGGCAGAACTGGTAGATGACGTCCGTCGACGAACCCCAGTTGGCGTCGATCAGGCAGCGATCGATCCGCAGCTCCGCCCCATCGTCCCGCCGCCAGCGCCTCGTGATGAGGTCGTTCGTCAGCGTTTCCAGCCCGGCATAGATCGCGCCTTCGAGCCCCGTCCCCTTCGCGGCCATGGACAACGTGCGCATCGCATCCCGCAGCGTGAAGTACGGCCGCCGCTGATCGGGGTAGGTGCCGTAATCGACGACGTACCCCGTGAAATCGTCCTCCCAGGCGCAGACGACGAAGAACAACAGCTTCTGCTGGACGTCGATGAACACCGTGAGGTGGTTGCAGCCGAGCGGGATCACGCATCGGTCCAGCCCGTGCGTCTTGGCCGCGATCTGATCGGCGGTCAGCAGGTCGTCGTCGGCCGTTTTCTCTGGCAGCGGCTCGTTCTGATACTCGGCAAAGAACGCCGCCTCGTTCTGCAGCCGCAGGTTCATCGCGTGCTGGACCGCAGACAGCTCGTCCGGGTTGAACCGCTCGGGCCAGGCGACGACCGCTCCCTCGTCCATCGCTTCCCGGTGCCGACGATAGAACTCCGTCGCCTCGGCCAGTCCGCGTTCGTTCCGCAGCGCCTCGGCCCGCACCTGACTGTACTGTTGCCAGAGCTTTTCGTTGGTGGGGAAGGCGTAGACCATCTTGGTCCGGTCACCTTGCCACTGCGGGTGCTTGTCCCGGTTCAGAATCCGGTCGGCCATGTCGTCGGGGCGGATCACTGTGCAGGGCATGATGCCGGAGATCTTCCGTCCGGGACCACCAAGGCCCAACACCGCGCCGGCCAAGATGCTTTCCCGTTGGGCGCACTGCGACGGCGAGCGGGCCGATTCGTCCGTTTGCGGGTCGTCGAGAATGACGAGCGATGGCCGAACGGTGCGGCCGTCGGCCCGCTTGTATTTCATCCCGCGAATGCGCCCAGTGATGCCGGCGACTTTGATGATTGCCCCCGACGCCTTCGAGCCGGAGATCGTCGGCAATACGATCTCTTTCGCCGTCCATGCAATGTGCGTGCGTTCCCCCTGGTAGAGCTGACCGGCGCAGCGATTGGCGATGCCTTCCAGGCACTGGATCGGGAACACCGCTTCGGGGAAGTCGTCGAGCAACGCTTCGTTGCCGTCGAGTTCCATCTTGATCGAGTCGAGCATCTCTTCCGCATGCACTTCGCTCGCGCCGATCAGCGCCACGAATTCGCGGTGCCCGAACAGGATCGCCCACAGACAGGCGCACTCCGCGATCGTCGTCTTGCCGGAGCCGCGGGGCATCGCCAGCGCAAACAAGCCGCCGTGCAACACCGCCTCTTCGATCTTAGCGATGACCTTCAGGTGGTCCGGGGACCACGCGAGGTGAAACGTCCGCGGAAAGTAGGACTCGCAGAAGAACCGAAAGCTGGCGGCGGCCTGCGCCTTGCGGTCGGGATTCACGACGGCCGGCAACTCTCCGATGTCCCGCCCGGAGAGGGAGAGGAGCGCGTTGCGGGCGCGGGCCTGCTCCTTCATCGCGTCGTAGCCGGTCAGGCCCGTGGGATCGGGCTGCGGAGCATGTCGCAGTCCGACCAGCCAGGCGATGTACCGGAACAGGTCGATGTGCCGGCCCTCGCCGATGCGGAACCCCGCGCGCGTGCGGTGCCGGTGCAACTGCCGCTCGCTGATCACTTCGCCGAGCGGCGTCGAGTTCAGCAGGCGGCAGAGCTGCGTCGGTCCGAGTTGTCGGGGGTCAATCGCCACCGCGGTTCATCTCCTGCACCAGCCACGCGGCGTAATGGACGAGGTTGATCGTCCCGTCCGGGTTCGACGGCGCTCCGTCCGCGATGTCCGTCTCCAGCATCTCCACCGAAATCGGCTGGCCCCCGGTCCGCGACAGCAACCGCGCCGCGTCGCGCAGCGACAGCGCCGTGGGGCGGAGGGGCGATTTGTCGGGGTCATCGGCCATCGAAAGAACCTGCGGAATTCCTCTGAAATCGCTGCGGAACCGAGTGGATGTCGTTCCCGCGTCGAGGTAACTGATGTCACGTCGCCACGACGCACCGAACCCCGTAAGGACCAACCATGAACGCCAACCGCGACGAACAACCCCGGGCCTTGAACTGCGCCGCCCTGCGGACGCTGCACGCCCTGCAGATGAAACTGCGAACGCAGATCAACGACCTGATGGCGATCGAGTGCGAGGACATGGAGGCGGCGGACGCCCTGGTGTTCGCAATCGAATCGGCGCAGGGGGCCTTGGAGAAGGCCCGCGACGCCCGACGCAGAATCCTGCGTGGTGAGTGACCAGCGGGCCGGACCACCCTACGGGCGGTGCCCGCCGGCTGATTTTGTTTCTGGACCCCCGTTTCCGAAGGAGACGAACCATGTCGACGACGAAGACCACCGCGAAGAAGGCCCCCAAGGCCGCGAAGCCCCAGGCCACCAAGAAGGCGGCGAAGAAGGCCGAACCGAAGACCAAGGCCCCCCGGAAGCGCGAAGGCAAGATGAGCGCGCTGGACGCCGCGGCCGAGGTGCTGGCGGACGCCAAGGAGCCGATGAACACCAAGGCCATGATCGACGCGATGGCGGCGAAGGGACTGTGGACCAGCCCCGGCGGCAAGACGCCGCACGCCACGCTCTACGCCGCCATCCTGCGGGAGATCAATGACAAAGGGGCGGAGGCCCGGTTTTTGAAGGTCGACCGCGGGCAGTTCACTCGCAAGGGAACGGGAGCCAGCGCCAACCCCGCGCCGGCCGCGAAGGCCGCGGGCAAGAAGTCTGCCAAGAAGGGGGACGCCAAGCCCCCGGACGGGACCCCCGGCCCGAAGGCGGTCTCCGAACTTTTTAAGATCTGAGGTGCCGCGATGACGAACCCCAACCAACCCCTGGTCGACGCCATCCGCGAGGTCACCGTGTCGGTGCAGAAGGCGATCGCGGACGGCTACCGCTCGCGGGCAATTGATGCGGATGACCTGGTCGAGGTGCTGTTGGCGATCGCCGACCGCCTCGACCCGCCGGTGCGGGACGAGGTCGCGCCGGAGTGCGCTTGCCCCGAATGCGGGGAACGGCACGTCGACCGCCTCGTGTGGGAGGACGACCTGGTCCGGTGCGCCTCCTGCGGGATCACGTTCGACCCGGCCGCGCGGTAGCCCCGCGCGGGACCCGGACCCAGACGCCCGACGTTCGCCACGTTCGGGCGTTTTCTCGTTGGTCGCCCGTTTCCTCACCGTGCGGCCTCCTCTGCGACGTGGGCCAACGTGGGCGGAACGGCGGCGGCGTCCGGGGCCAGATACCGGACCGGCTTGCGGAGTTCCTCCGCGATCCGGATTTCCGCCGCCACGCCGACCGATTCCCGCCAGCCGTCGAGCATCAGCACAACCACTTCGTCGCACCGCACCAGGTGGTCCCGGTCGAACCGCTCCCAGAAGGACCAATCGGTCGGCAGCCCGTGGTGAACCAGCGGATGCCCATGTACGATGGGCGAAAAGACGACGTGGCCGGCCGCGATCAGCCGGGCTGTCGCATGGCACGCCGCGCGAAACCGCACTTCGCGCACGACGGGTTCGGGATGCGAATAGGGGCTGGCGAGGTAGATCATCCGTAATCTCCGCGTTCAAACATCATGTCGTTGTCGCTGGCCAAAACCTGGGTGAGTGCGACGGTTGGTCAACCCGCCGCGCAGGCCGACGCCCTGCGTCTGCTGGACCAGGCCGCCGACGAAGGTGTCGAAGCCACGCTGATCGTCGGCCCGCGTTTGACCGCCAACGGTAAATGCTATCTGGGCCGCTGGGATGGCCGGGAACTCGTGGTCCTCGAACTGACACGGGGCGCACTGCGTGAATGGAACTTCAATCCACAATCGCTGTTTCAGGAGCTGCACACGCCGGGAACGGCGATGCACAATCTGACCGCCGAGCCGCTGGTAGGGCTGGCGGATGTTCAATTCGACACATCCGACTACGACGGCTGGACGCCACTGTCGGGAAAGATCGGATTCGAGATCGACGGACCACCCCATCGGGCGATCGAGAACGCCGCCCTGCAGGCCAAGTATTTCCGCCCCGATTTGCGACGCGCCGTCACGGCCATGTGGTATGCCAACGTTCCGGTTCGTCCGCCCGGCGGCGAATTGACGTTCCAGTTTCCGCCGCTGTTCTCCGACAAGAATCCCTCCCACGCGCGCGGGCCGTTGGTCGTCTTCGTGCAGATGTTCATGGCCGAAGACTGGGTACGCCGGTCCGGCTGCCGGAAAGTCAGCAACGTGACCGCCGCAATCATCACGCTTCGCTGA